CGCATTTAGTAACTCCTCATAAGTTTGTTCTGATACTTGTTGTAGAGAGAGAATCCACTGTAAGATATCTAGTTGACCCTTACGTTTATGGAACCCCTCAAAGTTATCAGTACTACTTATCTGGTTTGTTGCTTCATACATCTTTTCTACATCTTCTATTAGATCTTTCCACCCTTTAGAAGACATCGTACTAAATCGTTCTTCATAATAATCTTGCAATTCTCTATCCAAACTATTGCACCTTTTCTAAAAATGTGTTATAATAGCTCTACTTATATAATGATTATACCATAAGATTATTTAAAAGTCAAGGATTATTTTTATTATTCATTTGCATCTTGACAATCTCTCTATTTTGTGCACTATCTACTGCTTTTAGATTAATAGTTTTCTCTTTTAGTAGGAGATCAGCAACTTTAACACGACGTTCAAACTCTCTATCGTCACCTTGACCTGCATCTAGGTTAGTAGATAGAGCTGCAACTAGTTTAGCTTTTACTACTTCTGGTTCTAGTTGTGTTTCAACTGCTATTTGTTGAGCTTCTGCTTGTTGTTTGCCTGCTTTAGTATTAAGATCTGCAGTTTGTGCTGCCACTAGACCCATTTGTAGCTGTGCTTGCTGCATTTGCATCTGTTGTGCCTGTGGATCTGGTTGTTGTGCTTGAGCTAACTGCTGTAATAGCTGAGTTTTGTTAGCTAAGTTAGAAGTTTCTAGGACACCCTGCATTAAAATAGGTAATAGAGGACTATCTGGACCTAGAGTCTTCATTAAATTGATGAATTGTTGTTGTTCTACTTCTCGAGCTAACATACCTAGAGTAGAAGAAGGAATAAACTTCCAATCTTGTGTCTTAAAGTGCTCAGGATCAAACTGCATGAACCTCCAAGCTGCCTTCTCTACGAATGGAATAAGGAAACTGTCTTGGAAATTGACTAAAGTACGTTTATTTTTCTTGATAATAGCAGAAAGAGCAAACGACATGTTAGCACCTTCAGGTTGAGTCTGCATTGCTGCAGTATCCATAGTACCTGTAGCTTGTAATAACATCTGTTCGAACTGTTGTGCTGTCTGAATGTTAGCACCATCTACTGAACCAAACTTAAATGGCATCAAGATTTCTTGAGGATTACCATTAGTAAGAATAGTTTTACCTGGACGTACTTCAAACTTACTACCACGAGGTAGACGAGTAGCGTCCATAGCCATCATAGGCACGGTTGCAAGGGCTAAACTATCTAAGTGGCTACGTAGTTGTGCATCGATAGCCTTCTGCATGTTGTAGCCCTTCTCTGCAACGCCACGACCCCAGAAACGATTAGGAATAGTATCATCTTGATAGGCTACTACAGGACGATCTTTCATCATGTAAGGAGATTTCTCTGCTTTTAGAAGAGAGTGTTCATTAGCAATTACTACTACTGCTTCTACTAGATCACCATACTCTTCCATTAACTCACTTACTTCACCAGACTCATCCTCATCACCAAATAAACTAACAATATCTCCATCTTCTTTAAGAGCAGATTCTAGTAGATTTTTAGGAACTAGACCGTAGTAACGTAGTACTCGGATCTTATCATCAGTATACTCTGTATCAATAAAACTAGCTTCTAGATCACTGTCTGGAGTAGAGTCATCACCTAAGTCTTTTACATCACGGTAGATACCTTGATTAATAGCTTGAGCTACTGAGTGTGCAGATACAAACTCTTCAATAGCCACACCCATAGCATCTTCAATAGAAGTAGCATTAGGATCTATAAGGAAGTTCTGAGGATTAACTGGACGTAGAGCTACTCGTACTTTCTCTACTTCTTGTACACCAATAGCAGATACATCTAAACCTTCAATAGGTTGAGTGGTAGGGTATAGTTCTTTAGTCTTCTTAACAGTAATCTCACCAATACCTGTACCATAGATAGAAGCTAGGAGGATTACATCACCTACTGCTTTACGAACCTTATTCTTCTTGAAACATTCCTTCATGTAGCGTTTCATGTACTCTACATCTGCAGGGTTCTGATCTTCCATGTCATCTTCAATATCGAATAGATAATCACCTTGACCAAAGACTGCTTCTTCTATCTCTGCTGTATGGTTCTCAATAGCTTGTTGTAGAGCAGGAGAAGTAATACGACTACGCTCTGAGTCCCTTACTTTATCTTCAGCAGCCCAGATACCACGCCATAAGCGTTCGTATTCTTTCCAATCAGATAGATAATTATCATCTCGATGATCTCGCCATTCGGAAACATTATCGTTAATCCAATCTACTAGTTTATTAGAACTCATTTTAATATCCTGTTATGTTATCTAAAGGTTCGTACTGCTCTTCACTTTCGTAATCGTGAAAGTATTCTACTATCTGTATCTGATCTATGTATGCTACCGCATCAATTAAGTCATCATGCAACTGGGAGTTAGGGAAGTTGACTAGTTGATCAATAAATTCATTGTTCCAAGCCCCATAGTTTAACGAGACCTTTCCGTGTTCAAAGCGACCTTGGAGAGCCCAGACAATTCGATCTGTTTTCTTTTGGTTACCATGTGTAACGTCATCAATCCTAAAGTAGTGATTGTGCCTACGCATAAGGTCAGTAAGGTAAGGTAATGCTGCATTCTTTAGACTCCCCTTTTCAATACCTACAGCTACAGGTTCATACTTAACAACTGCAGACATTATCTGAGAACAAGTCTCTTTAATATCCCACCTACCGTGGAGTACATCAGCAATCCACCAACCACCATCATGTACCTTAACTACAGCAATCGCTGTCTCATCCAGCTTTTTATTCTTGTTACCTGATTCTCTATCCACATTGATAAAACCAGCCAAGTCAACAGCAATGAAATAACGACCTTCACTAGGCTCTTCTTCATCTATATGTACCCACTCTTCTTTAAATAAATCTCGTGATGCAGCTTCAAACGAAGCCATAAACTCTTGTCTAAACGCAAAGCTAGACATAGACAACTTAGCTGCTTCAATCTCATCCTTCGGTAGGAGAGGATTATCATAAGAAGTGTAGTGGAACGACTTCCAGTCAGGATCCTTTTCTCCCTCACTGTACTTAAACAGTTCGTAGAAGTGGTTCCTACCTTTAGGAGTACCAATAAACAAAGCACCACCTCGAACGTCTGCTAGAGCTGGTCTTAAGATCTGTTCGAATACCTGAGGTTTCATGTCAGCGTACTCATCGATCACTACATATGCTAAACCTACACCCCGAAGAGTATCTGGTCTATCAGAGCCCTTGAGATAAATCTTACGACCATTAACAAGAGTTAACACCGAAGTGTTCTCGTGGGCAGATGCTGTGACATCTCTAGCTATCTCTTTAAGAAGAGACCAGAGAATATCCCTAGCTTGCTGATAAGTAGGTGCTACGTAGAACACATCCTTTTCAGTACTCTTTAGTGCCTCAATGATCAAGGTCCAAGCTGCTAGACGAGACTTACCAAAGCGTCGACCTGCTGCTACTACTTTGAACCTATGTGGATCGTTGAATATCTCTAACTGTTTTTCGTGTAACTTAACCTGTAGATTTGCCATAGATTAGAAGGAGAATCCACCTTGGATCATAAGGTCATAACCTTTTGGAGTTAGTCTACCAGAAGCATCTACAAATCCATTGTCAGATAGTTGTTTGTGAAATTGACCATAGACTTCAGGAGTCTTAGAGTAACCATCATACTTAACGCCAGCATTCATAGAGTTACTTCTATCTACCATAGGAATCTGGAAGGAAGTATCTAGAGACTTATCAGTAGCATTCACTTGGAATCCATCTCCTTGGTAACTACCATATACATTTGTAGGACTACCTATTTGTTTAGAAGCTCCTACTGTTCCGATAGGAGTGTCATATGAAACATCTCCTTGTAGAACTCTATTAGTAAGATCTCCGAGAACAGAGAGTGACATATTGCCTAGTCTTTTAGAAAGAGACATAGGTCCAGAGGGAACTAGACCATACTGAGTGAATCCGTTACTCTCATCCATTCTCTATCTCTTCCTCTTCTACGTATTCTGCTTCAATCGGTTCGTCTTCGTTTTCTTTTATACCTACTTCACCTACGCCCATGATCTGAATAGTAATCCCCTTGTTACCCTTATTCTCTTTCTCAAAATAAGATGTAGGGATCATGCGATCTATAAGCAGTTTGAGACAAGCCATCTGATCAGAGTCGTTGTCATCTAAAGCTTTGTCCATTACTTTCTTTACTACAAGAG